CTCTACGGCCAAGAAAGTAACGCCATTCGTTCATTAACGCTGCACGGGCCGAGGAATAACTGACTTGGCTATAGTCTTTGGCAAGCTGCTCATAACTGATATTTAAACCCGCGGCCACATAGCGCAAAATCGACTTTTCAAAGGCGGCAAAGCCGTTATCTACGTTACCGGGGGCATTTAACTTAAACTTTTCACCAGGCATTAAATGGGGAATTTTTACCCCGTTCATCGTAATGTTGGCGTTTGAGTGATAAGCCTCAACGGTACCCATATAGTCGAGTAATTTTGTAGCGCCTTGGGTTTCGCCGCCAATAATCTGAAAGGCGGTTTCGGCATCTAGATCTGACTCAATGGTGGCCGCATACATGGCGTTAATAATGGCGTTTTGCAGCCTGACACCTTGATACTTATCCAGCATTTTTAAGCGGCTGAGAACCGAAATAAATCCGGTAGTACCCCGGCAATTACTGTCACCATTGGGGTCGAAAATATGGATAAACTGTTTACGGCCCCAAGGTTTATAAACCTTAACTTCTTTCCAGACACCGCCAATGCCAAGGCTAAAACCAAAGTTGTTATCATTGGCTTGTCTAATGCAATAGGCTTTTGCGGCGCCATACTTATTGAGTTTGACACCACCCCTTAAGCTGTTGGTATCCATTGCACCGTTAGGGTTACAGACTCGATGGGGTGAAATCATCTTTACCGCGGTGCGGTATGGGCTGCCATCATGATTAATCCACTCTGCAGTGGCCATCACCTCACCCGTGGTTAAATGACCGCGTACAGCATCACGGATCAGCATGGTAAAGGTGCGGCGTTCCTCTGCATCGATATAGCAGCGGATATCCTCGGCATACTCTAAAAATGCCGCCTCAGCATCTTTACCCCATAGGCGAGCATCTTCATGGCTAATACCTAAACGCTGATAAAGCGGTTTAGCGTTCAGCCTGAATTGATGGCCCACAATGTTATCAACGTGGGTTTGTACGCTACCGGAAGCAATGCCGTGGTTTTGAATTAAATCCTCAGCCTTTGAATCTGCATCACCTTTAATGGGTAAATAGGATTCATCAGTCAACTTTGGGCTGGTTTTCCATGAGGCAATTTCACCGCCCATACTGCGGCCAAAACTGGCTAACGGTATAGGGTTTCCACTGCTATCAACTAACTTTGAAAACTCCATTAGAAGGTCACTCCTGCAGGGGCTCGGCGCTTACCCATACCACCCGTTAACCGTTCTAGTTCTTCGATATAGCTTTTTAACTGTTGAGCATTAGCAGATCTAAACTCTGTGCGGCGGCCTTGGTACCAAACTGATACCACAGCACTACCCGTCATTAAGTCGTGATAGGCGGCTTTTGCTTCAGTAAGTAAAGTGGCGTTATCCATTAATTGGCTCCTAATTTTTTGCCCAGTGCGGCCAATTTTGCGGCTAACGTATCGGGTTCGGGTTCATCCGCTTTATGGCCTAGTGCCTTGCTTACTGGACTGGTTGGCGTATCTAAAGCGGCGCGTTGTTGCGTCAGAATGGCTAAATCAACCCCAAATCTTGAGATTGAAATCATTAATGCGGTCAGCGCATAAACAAAACAGTCTAGGGCTTCGTTTCGGCGGCCTTCATTGTCAAAATACGTGACTTGCTGGCCTTTAACGTACTTAGTTACCCTCACCTCTGACACGATTTGTTTGCAGATTGACTCGTCACAAATCGCATCATTTAGCGGTAAATGGATATAACCAGGATTAGCGCCTGAGGGGTTTGGATCGATAGCTATGTGGGTATAAATCCACTCTTTAGCCGTATCGGTTCCAACCTCGGTTGCATACGTGTTATTAGCCCGTTTTTCCTTAGGCATGTTGGCAATAGGTTTGCCATAAATTGACGAACCATGTACCGGGATAACCCAACGAATGCCGTATTTGATAGAGGCCGCGATCACCGTTTCGCTATAGTGACCTTTATGGTCCCAGCACCAACGCTGCACAGGGTAATATTGGCCGTCATAGCCTTCAAAACTTCTAAATAGCGCACGTTCACAGGCTTTCTTAACGTCAGGGTCATCCGGGCGGCCCATAATGACTTCATGCCAAATAAGCCAGCATTCATAGTCAGCACCCCAAGCCCACACGAAAAATTCAACCCGGTTATCTTGGGTATCGATACCACCCGTGATAAATACGCCCCACTTTGGTACAGGGCTTGGGTAAACTTCACGCCGTAAATGCAGACGTTCCCAACTAAGCTGCTCGGCAAGTTTATCTTCCCAATCCTCGCCTAAGTCGGTGTTAACAAATTTTCGGAGGCTGGCCTTATCTTTAACTGCGGCGATATGGCGATTAGCTAATTTGTCCCAACCATCGTGTAATGAATAGGCCGACCAAATCTCAATGCCAATTTTCTGAGGGGTCTGGATCGGCTGATTATTCTCGTTAAAGAAGGTCAGACCGTCCGTAGTCCACACGCTACCGTCATCATTCTGCCAACGGCCCTTACGCTGCATATCTTCAAGGTCCCCATGTTCAAATAACGCATGGCAATCACTATGCTCACACATAAAGGCGGCGCTGCCTCGGATCAGCTCGCCTTTTGAGTTTTTAAGATACTTAAAGCCAAAATCACAATCAGGGCCGCCAAAGCGCAGCGGTTGTAGATGGCCGCAATGTGGACAAGGCAAAAACATTTTCAGCACCACGTTTGCCTGTGCCATCAGTTTGCCAATATGGCTACGCTGGCTAACAGTCGGTGTGGTACCCGCAATAAACTTAGGGAAAGGCGAACCAATTAAACGGGTCTTGGCCAGCGCCATCGGGTCGCCTTCTTCGCCACCACCGCCG